CAAGGTATTCCTAAACTGATACCAGTATCAGGCATCCATTTTTCAATAGTCGCATAGGTCAGCATATCAAAGAATCCCTCAAAGATGCAGCAATGCTTCAGAGGACTCCCCATTAGATATATAGCCGAAACACTCTTTTTTCCAATACAACGCTTATTGAGCTTGTTACGTGCTTCCATTCCATTGGCTACATTCAAGAATGCTATGGCATAATACTGCTTTCCACAAAGGGAATAATGGACTTCCTTGCAAAACCTTTGGGCAATGCTGTAGTCGATACGTCTCTGAATGATATAATCACGAAGGTATGGATGGGAAAGGGGTATCACCATTTCCACAACTGTTTCCTGGTTCAACTGTTCCTCTCGTTCAGCTCGTTTTCCTTCAATCCATCGTTTCTTCTCTTCTTCCTCTTCAAGTCTGGCGTTATAGTCTTCACTAAAAGACAGGTTCAAATCCTTTATCTGCCGTTCAAGATATGTCAACACCTGATGTTCAGACCACGTTGGGTTAAGTTGCTCTACAAGATTGATGATATTTCCGCCATTATTATTTGAACTACCAAAATCACACCAAAGATTCTTTGCCGTATTGACGGAGAAGGAAGGGGTTCTCTCTGAGCGAAGCGGGGAACAGAAGAAGTAGTTCCGTCCTTTTCGTGTTCCTTCACCATAGTTATTGGATCGCATCCACTGAAGGATGCTGACCGACTTGATTTCGTCTATTGTCATATTCATTTATGATTTTGTGCGCATGTGCGCGCGCGTATGTGATATATATACCCTTTAAACCTAAACCTTAAACCTGACTTTCTGAAGTCTGGCTTGGCGATTCAAAACATTCTGATTTGTAAGTATATACATTGCCTTCCTTTGCTATTATGCCCTTGCTTGAAAGAAGTTTAATTAAATTCTTGATTCCGTTCATTCCACGTTTGTAGCCAGCAGCTTCGTAAGCCTGGGAAACAAGTTCCACCAGCTCACTATACTTTGATGGGGCATGTTCCTCAAAGAGCCTACACAAAATTTCTTTGTGAACTTCATTATCAAGGCTAACAAGTGACTTTTCTCTTGGTTTGACAACCGTAACAGACATGCTTGAATCGAGAACGGGCAGTCTGTTGTCATCAATATGAAAAGCAAACGTCGTAAACTCCTTGTCTCTCATGTGCATTGGTTTCACCTCACTGATACTATTGTTCTGGATATTCTTGCTAATAATCAGAACTGTCTCAGCCTTGTTCTCCAGTTCAGTACCAATGTGGCCACGTGGATTGTTATCATTCTTGTTCAGATGAAGGACGGTATGGATATGAAGGTCATATACACTTGTCCATGCCATAAGAACTGTCATAACATCCGTGGCTTCTTTACCGTTGTTGATGTCATACATAAGGTCTCTTAATCCATCAATGATGACAAGGCCGACACCCTCATACTTACGCAAAGCATAATCAATGACTGCAATACGTAGTTTAGGAGTGTATTCGCGCAGTCCCCAGAACATGAGACGAGGATCGTCTTTTTGAAGAGACAATCCCGAGAGTTTATAAATTCGTTCCAGGACAGTATGACAATGATACTTGCTCTGTTCCGTATCGAAATATAGGATGCTGCGTTTCCCTTCAGGAAGGCAAGCTCGATAATTCAATACAGTTGTGTTCGTGACGGCAGCTGCAACCATTGCGGATATATTAAATGTCTTTTTGCTCTTTGCCTTGCCCGTTGATGCACTGAAATTGCCGAATGTGGCAATGGTACAATCACCAACGAATAAAATCTTTGGAGGGACAGTAATCTTGTCACACGCTCTGATTGCACCTTTGGAAAGATAGGACTCCAGTTCTTCGTCGCTGAAGCTATCTTTGTTGAGCATAGATACTTCAAGCGATTGTTGTTCCAATTGTTTTTCCTGGGTAGGCTGTCCTTTCTTTTTAACTTTCTGTTCCATTTTTTTCTTTCTTCTTTTTTTTGCACTTGATGTCCTTGACGGAAATAATACACCTGTCAAGAAGTTCTACCAGACGGGAGTCTGGAAGATTCGTTCCATCAATACTGTTTTTCTTAGGAGTCTTCTTTTTCATTGTTGTTCGAGTCGGTTGATTCTTGACTGGGAAGTTCGCTGGAGTCTTCTGAAACATGGTTTCCATTATTCTTTATCCACTTGATAAGCTCCTTCTTTTCAAAGAAGATGATTTTGCCACGTGGCTTGAAGTGTGGAATCTCTCCATTGCAGGTAAGTTTGTAGAGAAGGCTCTGAGATATGTCAAGATACTGACACACCTCTTTCATATTAAGAATGTCTTTGGTAGAATAAAGAGTATCTTCGATTGACTTGATACGCTGATTAATAATGTCAGGCTCAACCGATTTTAATTTTTTGATCTGCATTTCCAATAGCTCAATACGTTTCTCTAGTCGTTCAATTTCTTTTTTTGCCATATATATAAGTTTTGAATTTGAAAAAGAGGGATAATCCTCTGATCTAATAGAATTGAGCACAAAGGTAGAGGGATTAAACGATTCATGTCTAGACCGATACTATATATGAATAGATATTTCGTAGTTATATAGCCCTGTTCGTTTCATTTGCTTGGATTTGTTTGTATTTTCATAGCTTTATTGGATGTTCCTTTGTTATGTGTTACAATCAAATAGCATTCATTTGAGTCGAATCACACTCGTTTATATTATTTAGGCGGTTAAACCGCACTATTTTCAAATATTCTTATTACCTTTGCACCATGAAAACAAGAATTGTATTTAAGGGCACTAGCCTTGCCAAATTCAACAAATCCTTCCAAAACGATGATGATTGCTACAGATATTTGGCTGGCATAAAGTGGAAAGGTGACTATTTCGTATGCAAGCGGTGTGGCCATACAAATTATTGTAAAGGACAGCTGCCTTACGCGAGGCGATGCACCAGATGCAAACATGATGAAAGTCCAACGGCAGGAACTATATTTGATAGAATCAGGATTTCAATTCTCACGGCTTTCCGTATAGTCTTTTACATGTGTATCTCCAAAAAGAATATGTCATCCTTAAAACTGGCAGAAGAATATGGGGTGAGGCAAAAGACCATCTGGGAGTTCAAGCGGAAGATGCAGTTGGCACTGCATAGTAAGGACATCGACTTCCTCAATGGCACAGTTCTCGTTAGCGATGTCTGCATCATGGAACATGATAAAGGTCATTATGAAAATATCATATTGGTAGCAATAGAGGTACTGGACAATGGAGAGGTTGGTAAAGCATATGGAGTGATGCTGGATCGTTTATCTCCAGAACACATTCAGAGATTCTTTGAACAACATATAAGCACCAATGCTAAAGTGTATGTCAGTAAAGAAAGAGATTATGAGCTGTTGACTATCAAATACAACATGGAGATAAATGAAGATACTTACTTGTTGACCCAGAGTTTCACACATATCACAAACCTTAGGAATTGGCTGTTCGGCGTACATCGCCATGTATTGCCCAAATATATCCAAGGATATTTGAATGAGTATTACTTCCGATTCAACAGACGCAACAATAAGACAATGCTGTTTGACGAGTTCATTGGTTTGATGATGCAGAAGCAGCCTAATAGAACTTATATGAAACAAAGACATACCAATATGTATGTATTATAATATCAATTTTTTCAATAACAATTAAATTCACAAAAAGAAAATGAAACGGTTAAAGAACACTACCGTGCTCTCTCTTTTTGTGCCAATGCTGTGCAAACTGTACAAAGAAAGCGGAGACTGAGCTGCCAAAAGATGAGCTTTGGCAACTCTACCGTACTGCCTATGAGCAGTACCAGTCTGAAATCCTCAATGACAAGAAAGATTATTCTCGTTATGTGAATGATTTCATCTACTATCACCTTCCATGTACAAGCATTCGTGAAGCCAACATAAGACTTCATGTCATGCATGTGTTCGTCCTGAAGGAACTTCTGGAAGAACGTCGTGATCTTGTGGATGCCTTCTTCTCAAAAGACAGTTTTGAGGAGAAGGACTTTCTTCTAATGGATTACTTGTTCAATAAAGGCAAGAATCTCAATGAGCCAGAACCTGTGTATCTGGCTCATTTTAGTGATGAGCAGATACACATCATAACAGATTTCGTCTGTTCAACAAGCATGTTTAAGTCAGAAGTGACAGAAAACGACATCAAATACCTCTTTGAATGTAAGTTATCATTCCCTCTTCAGGCTAGGGTCAACAGACATGTGGCTATCTTCTTCGGCAAACTTCGCGACCATGGCCTTCTTCCTTATTCATGGCAGATGATTATGGAAAACCACAAACTGGTATCATCTTCAGTCAGCAACAAGCCTCTGAGAGCAAGTCAACTGCGCTGCGGATTATCGCAAGCAAGAGTTGCGAATCTTCGGAAGATGCCGAATTCTAACATACTTGACGATGGTATTGGCTTTTATGACAGTTGCGACATATTCATACAAAAGCTGAAAGAATGTCTATAAAATGCAAGCAATCCTATTATATGCAAATAGGGGAACTATATAACAACTATATACAAAATCCTATATAGCTGAGATACGCACACTTATGATTATTGAGGGCTACCTTTGCATCAGAATTCATTATTGCGCGGAGGTAGTCCCTCCTAAACAATGTAATTAAATCATAAGACATATGGACGATAAATCAGTACTTCAATTTGGTGACCAAACTGTTAGTTTTGAGCAGTTCGTTGACTCATTAGCAACAAAGGTTGCGTTACGAATGCATCAAATAGAGAAAGGCCAATTTGAAATTAGTCAAAGACAGGCATACAAAATGTTTGGAAAGTCAGACGTTCAACGTTGGATTAAGAACGGGAAGTTAGAGCCAGTAAGAATTTCGCCAGGCAAGAAGCGGTATAGACTCATGGATTTGCAACAGTTGGCGAACATTCAACAGAACTATATTTTGTAAACAAGCTCTGCATACAAAGAAACTCAGATATGGCTCAAGGCTATATCTGAGTTCTTTTTTATATCGCAAGTCTTATGGACTCTTCCTTATCGAACAAGCCTTTGATACATTTGTGTAAGATTCTTATCTACATTGGTTATCTTGAACTGAACACGGGCATTCTTGATTTTCCTTGGAAGTAGGGTCGTCAGTTTATCCATAATCTGATCAACATTACCGAACCCTGTATCTTCCAAAGCACAAACCTTTTTACCCATCACAAATGCTTCTGCACGGATGTTGTTGTACTTAGATATTCTCTCGAATGTCTTATCTTCTTTCTCAACAAACTTTGATTCTTTGTCAGTAAAGAATATAAAATCAATAACCTTCTCGTTTAGAATCCAGGCCGGTGTGAAATCAACCTGGACATATACCTTGGCCATCTTGTTTGTTGAATGGTTAAGCCCAAAGTCTACCTCATTCATGGTTGCCCCACATTCATTCTGAGCAATGGTTGCCCAACTGTGACGGAATGCATATAAAGAGGCTTTGAAGTCTGGGTCAACTTTTTCCCAAATCTGCTTAATGCCGATATTCACATTTGCAGAGAAGGAATCAGAGGTGGACAATCGGTCATGAAAGTTAAACAGCCAAGGAGATTTTGGTTTCCGAGAAAGGTATTTTTCAAAAGTTGGCTTCAGGAACTCTGGCACACGCACCTCGAAGTAACCTTTGTCGGAACGGCTCATTCTGGTTTTTTGACGTTCATAATGGAAGATACCATTCACATACTGATCCTTCTTTGCATTGAAAATGTCAACTGCATTAAGACCACACATACAGAATGAAATTAAAGCGACATCCTGACCAACCTCCATAAGAGGATGAGTGAATCTGCTTCTGTCTGGTACTACATTGAAGAACTTACGCAGCATGCTCGCAGAAATAGCTCGTTTCACTGGTATGTCACTTCTTGGGATAACCACATTACCCCAGGGATTCTTAAGCTTGACAATTCCAAGTTCTTCGTCATTGAAATCCTTCAATGCAGCTTTATAGACTTCACGCATACAAACAGGATATTGTTCTTTACAACGATTAGTTTCAGATAAAGACTCTATCCATCGGTTAAGAAAAGCAGATGTCAGACGAGAGAACATAATGTTGTCTGTCTCTGCAAATCTCTCCATGTGATTCAAAGCCCACTTGTAATTACGCGAAGTTCGTTCCTGACCTCTGCTAATCAACTTATCAATATGCTTTCTTGCATAGTCGGAGAAAGAGATATCATTGTTGAAGTCTGTTAAATACTTCACAATCTCCGAAGTTGTCCACTTTGATGTGTCTATCTGATTGAGTTGTTTATAATAACTATCCATCAAGATAGAAGTCTGGTGGAAAACAAATGGATCGATAATGTTCTTTTTCGTATCCAAACCTTTTTCATTTACCACCCAAGAGGTCTTTACATATGAAACCTGATTTCCTTTTGTAAAGCGGATGTAAACTGGATAAAGTCCGTTCTTTGTCTTTACTCTTACTGTTGCTTTTAAGTTTACCATACTGATTAAAATTAGTGAATTTTTTATTTCTGATTATTCTCGATTTTGCACTGTCATTTTTTAGTGTAAAACATTTGCCGATTTAGTGTAAAGCATTTGTAAAACAAACCCGTCACGGACTGCTTATTTTATGAGCAGAATGGTCAGAAAAGAAGCGAGGCAAGTACCTGTTCGCCAAGTACTTGCCTCGTATTTCACTAATTTTCAGCATCTTTCGTCTATTCCTCGACGGCTGCCTGCGCGGCAGACAAGCGAAGCTGTATATCAGTTTGTTACGAGGATTAGTCTAAACTTAGATGTCTATTTTAACTCAGTTATTCATCGTTCTTTTAGGTTCATAGAATGGATGTGTAGTTCTCATAAAACACCAAATAGCAACAGAAACATAGTAATAGTTATTATCGGTGTTACATGAGAGCCAATGCCAGAATACAATTTGCCTGCTGCCCCCAAGTTGTTAGCATCTATTCTTGGAATAAGCATAGGTGTTAGGAGGTATATTGCTGCAAACACAAGACCATACCACCATTGCGGCGAGAAGAAGAACGACAGTACAATAAATACTATTGTGGCAATCACCTCAAGCATTCCTATGATTGCGCCGACCTTTGATGTCAAAGGACAGGTCGCTGCTAAAATTCTGTCAATAACAAAAAGTATAATTATAGTCGTCATTTTATTGTGTCCTTTTTTGTGGTTTGTAATTTTATTCGTACCTTTGCGGTGTCATAGTGCTGTGACGTTATATCCTTTAGAAGTTAGCCAATGGGTTACAAAGGCTTTTGCGGCTGCTTTGAAGTCCTCGCAGGCATCTGATGAGAAGTCGTAAACGATGGTTGGGCGATGCTCGTTACCATACGGAGTGAGCGATACAGTGTGCATCTTGCCGCAGGACTTACACGGAACGGCATTGATTGCGTCTTTGAGTTTTACTAATAATTCGTTCATACTTTAACTTTATTTGTTATGGAAAAAGGTGTTTTACTTGTATCTGATGAGAGGTTGAATGAGCTTGGCATCAGCGCGGAGGCTTTGGCAAAGTTGTGGGAAAACTATGAGGGAGAGCCGCAGGACTTCGCTTCAAGTGTGTTAGGTTGCAGTTAAAATATCCCAAAAAGGTTAAGATACATCAACATAAGAAGAATTGGTGCGACAATAGAGCCTATGTTTGAGTAAATTATAAAGGCCACGTTTGTGCTATACTGGTTTACTCTTGGTGCTGCCATTGTCACAACGAGATAAATAGCACAGGCGATTAGACCATACCACCAATGCGGAGCGACAAAGAATGTCAACACGATAAACACTATTGTTGCGAACATAGATGCAATATCTAACAACTGGCCTATCCCTATAATTGTGTACGGACATGTTGATGTTAAAAGCTGCTTAACAATGAGTAAGTAAATCCAAGTTTCCATAAATTATTGTTTATTAAATCGTTTATAATTCCCACAGCTAATTCCTATTGTCTTGTTTTGGTATTCAAACTCAGGGTCTTTGTGGTAGCGGTACATCGTAAGTGCTGTTTGACAGCAGGCGCAGATAAATAGGAACACGAATATGCCCAGTGCTCCGAACGGGAAGTCAAGCCATGTCGGTGTATTACATAGAGAGAATGCGCCAAGCAATAATCTTGCCATGCTTATAATGGCAGAAAAGAATAACGCCCATACTGCCATTCTAACTAACGAACCTACAAAACTAATCAGGTATTTCATATTCTTTTTCCTACGTTTGCCTACATTGCGTTGTCCTTTATTGAAGCATAGAAAGCATATCCTGCGCCAATCAAGGAGCATATCAGGCTGATGAATGATGTCCAAGAAAAGCCTGTTACAATGTTTGCAAACAAAGCTGCTCCTGAAATGATACACCAAAAGCCGAACATAACAGATGCGCATACCTTTTGATGCGATGGCGCAACGGAAACGCCTATCGCTATAAATGTGCCGCCCATCAGCATACTTGCTATAAACATCGAAATATGATTCCAAAGGTAATCGCCATTGGTGAATATGTATGTTCTATTTAGCCAGTAATAGGCTAAGTACACTAAATAGCTCCCCACAACTGACGCAGGAAGTACAGCTATCCATCGGAGAGCATTTATAACTTTCTCTTTCATATCATTTAATAATTTAGTATGCTTTGACGCAGGCTTTGACGGAGAAGACGGCCTGGAGTTCGCCTTTGGGGATGAACTGCTCGCAGTAGTCCTTGTTGTCCGGGACGAGCTGGATGGCTTCGCCTCTGTCATTGACTCGCTTGATTGTGCGGAGGCCGTTCTTAGTCACGATGGCGTAGATTTCGCCGGAGATGAGGTAGCGGAAGTCATCAAGCTGCATGAGTGCAACCATGTCGCCTGACGAGATAGTAGGGGACATGCTGTCGCCGTGCGCGTTCACCCAGCATGTGCAGCCGTTATACTTGGGAAAGTCTATGAGGCAGTCTGGTGTTCGCGTCTGGTCATTCTCCATGAGGTCGAATCCGAGCGTGAAGTCAACGTCGAAATACGGAATGCCGCGTGTGTAGTTCTTCACCATAGGCTGCTTAGTTTCCTCTTTCATCGTGCCTTCGCCAGTCTTTAACCACGCTAAGTTCACGTCATAGACGCGAGAGATGGACTCAAGCAATGATGCAGGAGCAGGACGTTTACCATTGAGGATACTTGACAGATTTCCTCGTGAATAACCTAATTCCTCTGCGAAATCTGTTGTTCGTAAATTATCTTCTCTCATGACGGACTTGATACGTTCTATCAAATCATCGTCGATTGGATAGAATTGTTTAGCCATTGTTTCGTTTGTGTTTCGTTAAACTGTTCTATATCTCTCTATTATTGTTCTGAATGTCGTATTTATGAAAAATATCGTTTCGTTTATGCTTCTTATTCGTTTCTTTTTTCCTACCTTTGCAGCAGAAATAACACTTATTTCAATGCAATTCGATAAAGTTTAGACTGCAAATATACATAATTTAATAACACAAACAAAGAAATGGCAATGAATTTATTTGGATTTACTATCATCAGGACAGACGAACTGAAACAAGAGAGAGCAAAGAACTTGCAGGCCATTAAGGAGCTTAACGAGAAAGTAGAGAAAGACTACGAGGAGCTAAAGAAGAGAGGCGAGGAGCTAAAGAAGAAAGGCGAGGAGCTGGACGCTTTCATCCAAAAGCAGGCTTTGGAGTTCTTCGAGCAGACACAGAAGGAAAAGGACATCGAGCTGCGGAAGTGGTGCGTAGAGAAGGGAATGTGGTGTCGCGGATGCGATGTTGGCGAATATGCAGAACTTATATATCGCTACGTTACAACGGGCGACACAGCCATCTTCGCAGAACTAAAAGAGTTCCGCGAGTGGAAAAAAGAAAATGAGAAAAAGGCTAAAGAAAAGAAAGCTTCAAAATCTCATCAGGACTCTCCTTCACAGTAATAGTGCGAAGCGGAGTGATACTTTGACTATTTGTGTTGGCTGATGTGGCGAAAGTTAATTCAGAACCTTCATCATTTGGACTGATAGTTGCGACACAATCCAGGTTAATGTAAATCTCTTTAATCTCATCCTGCTCCTTGGTGTGGAGCTTAACGAATTTAGACATAATGGTAATAATTAAAGTTTGGCACTGCAAAGATACGAAAGTCTGACGAGAATGGCAAGCCTGCGGGCTGTTAAAATTAAAGTTTGGCAATTTAGTGGTAATAACCCAAAGGGCTTGCCCTTTAACAAAACAAACAAACAAAACAACATAAAGAGTATGGCAAAAGATTTTCACATCGTAACTGAGACGACCATCAACACTCCAGAGAGTCTTCTCACAATTCCTTCCGGCAAGCAGATTACTATCAGCTGTACGGAGTTCGTTCCTATCAGCACAGTTAGAAGTGCTTGTACAAGGCTTAATCAGCGTGCAGGTTGGACGGAGTTTGAATGCAGCTCGCCTGACAACGGAGCAACAATCGTCATCAAGAGAAACGTAAAGTAACGCATCATGGCAGACCTTAACCAGTACATCAAGAAGTCACACATCAAGGCTGTTGAGAAGTTCGCAGCAGAGCTTGAAGAGTGGCGCAAGGAAACAGGTGAAGATGAGGCTACACTGTTTGAGGATGCTTGCACCAGCTTCACACTTTCCAATCCGAGAGTCATGAACGGTTGCCTCTGTTACCATCAGGACGGAGTGGATTACTCAGAGAACATGGTTCGCTTCGATGAAGAGACTGGCGAGTATTGGGAAGAGGACATGATGGACTCTATTATGGACTATCTAAAGTTTTGGCGTGCCTGCATCCGTCGCGCAAAGCGGTACTGGAGTATGGACGTTGATAAGCTCGATGCCATCCAGTCAGGAGAACAGGAAGACGACGAAGAGGAGGATTGATTATGCAAGTAAAGTTACCCCCCCCCCATTCCTATCTCGAAGAGAAAAGTCCTGTTTGTGGACGTTATGATGGGCGACCGCTACATCTTCACTATGCGATATAACCACTGCCCAGCATTCAAGATTGACTTGCAGGACGTGTATAACAAGGTGGTCGAGCGCAGGCCGTCACTGAATGGAAAGAGATTTGACATATATATAGATTAACTAACCAATTAACAAAATCAGTATGAAAATCGAAGAGAAAAACATCGTCGCTGCTTACCAAAGCGCGGACGAAAACGGAAAGAAAATGCTTGTGGCATTGTTCCCGGACATGGACTTCAACAAGAAAGACGAGCGTCCTATCACTGAACGCATCAAGTCTTTTGAGGATGCCTACGAAGAGCTTAAACGCAGACAGGCAGAAGGTGACAAGTCAGTAACGAATCTTATTGACGATTGGGACGACTTCAACTCAGAAGCTGCAGACCCCGACATCTTGGCATTCTTTAAGCTCCGCATCATCTGCGCAGCTCTCAACGAAGGCTGGATGCCTAAGTTCACAGAGGACGAAGCACGTTGGTATCCTTGGCACTGGCTCTACACTCAGGAAGAGATAGACCGTATGGAAGCCAAAGAAAAAAAGGTGCGTTGCATGATGCAAACGACCGACTATGTTACAGAATATGCGGGCTTCGCTTATGCGCACTCGTTTGCCGCCCCCTCGTCCGCGTCTGCGCGCATCGGCTCTCGCCTTTGCTTAAAAAATAGCGAACTCGCCTCGTACTGCGGCACGCAGTTCATCGATTTGTGGGCTTGCTTCAAACTTCTTCACAAGTAATATAAATCAACTAACTATGAGAACAATCGAACTTCCGCAATACACCAACACATTAAACCATAACAATACTATGCGTAAATTTCTAAAAAGATTATTCCTGCTGGTAATAGGCATCATGGCAGGCATTATGATTGTTGCGGAAGGTGAGAACGAAAGAACAACGGCATTCATCAAACTGTCTGCTTGCGTACTGATTGCTGCAGGACTTCTTCTGCATAAAGAGTGGAATGAAGAAGAAAACTTTAACAAAAAGAAAGGAGAATCACATGGAGCTTAAAAAACACATCGAACAATTCAAAAGAGATACTGGTTACAATCTTATAGAGAAGGATGGCAAGCCTTATTATGGCGGCTCTCTCTACCTTGAAGGAACTGGCATAACCTCACTCCCCGAAGGTTTGACTGTTGGCGGCTATCTCGACCTGCGAAGAACTGGCATAACCTCACTCCCCGAAGGTTTGACTGTTGGCGGCTATCTCGACCTGCGAGGAACTGGCATAACCTCACTCCCCGAAGGTTTGACTGTTGGCGGCTCTCTCGACCTGCGAGGAACTGGCATAACCTCACTCCCCGAAGGTTTGACTGTTGGCGGCTATCTCGACCTTGAAGGCACAGGCATCACGTCGCTTCCCGAAGGCTTGACGGTTGGCGGCTCTCTCTACCTTGAAGGAACTGGCATAACCTCACTCCCCGAAGGTTTGACTGTTGGCGGCTATCTCGACCTGCGAGGAACTGGCATAACCTCACTCCCCGAAGGTTTGACAGTTGGCGGCTATCTTGACCTTGAAGGCACAGGCATCACGTCGCTTCCCGAAGGCTTGACGGTTGGCGGTTCTCTTTACCTCAGAGGCACAGGCATCACCTCACATAATGTCAACAAAAAACTTTCGATAGACGCAATTCGCAAAATAAGAAATGCAATTGACTCCCCTAAGTTTTGGGAGTGGAATGGTAGGCATTACATGAAAGTTGACGATATGTTCACGATATTGGAAGCGCACAAAGGAAATGTCTATCATGTTCGAAAGATTGGAAGCACAGAACGCCTATATGTGATAACAGATGGAGAGAATCACTTTGCGCACGGCAGTACATTGAAAGAGGCTAAAGCAGACCTGATTTTCAAAATTTCTGACAGAGACGTATCTGAGTACAAAGGAATGAGCCTCGATGATACACTTTCATTCGAGGAAGCCATTGCCGCATATCGTACAATTACAGGCTCATGTGCAGCAGGAACGAGAAATTATGTTGAAAATTTCTTACCAAAGCCTAACAAGGATAGTTACACAATACGCGAGATTATCAATTTAACAAAAGGCCAATACGGAAGCGAAACGTTTTCAAAATTCTTTATTAAATGACAACTTTCACACTGCAATTCCCTGACCGCATGGTGTCGTATGACACATTCATCCGCGACCTCTCCGCTTCCATCGTCAAGCAGATAAAGGATGCAAAGGACGACCCCGATACCATGTCACAGCGAGAAGCATACCGCATCTTCGGACGTGCCAACGTGGAGCGATGGGTGAAGAAAGGACAGATTGAGGGACACAAGCGTCCGGGGAAGGTGGAATACTTCACAGCAGAGCTGCGTCGCCTTCAAGCACGCACTCAGGACTACTTCGGATAGTTCTTCATAAACGGCCAGCGGATGGGATGCAACCTTAAAAGGCATTAAACCAATGACTCGGCGGGGAATAGAACCGCCACAAACACCCTCGAAAGCTGCCTAAAACAGAGCAAGGTGGCTGCAACTGAGTCCGAAGTCTCGGATGAGCGTGGGAGCGTTACCCACCGAGGGCGCAAAAGAAAGTTTATTTAGTATTAACCAATTAAATTAACTAATTATGAGTAACATTCAGCTTACCGTCGATGAGCTTAACAAGATGCAGCCCATCGACATCATCACGTCCGAAGCCGTACGTTCGCGCTTCATTCAAATTCACGACACTCTTTGGGGTGCTGGCACCGGACTTCCTGCCTACGAGCGTGAGTCAATCTACTTCAATGGCATTCTGCGAGACAATGAGAAGCTTCAGAATACCACTAAGTTCTCAATCTTCACTTCATTCATCGACCTTGCCGTCTGCGGACTGTCGCTTGAGCCAGGTGTCCGTGCGCTGTGCTATCTGCAAGGACGTAACTATTGCATCGGACAAGACGCATCAGGAAGAAAACTCTATGAAGGTCGCCTCGTACTTACCATCAGCGGCTACGGAGAGCTTGTACTACGTTCTCGTGCTGGGCAGATACGCCATGCCGACAATCCTGTTCTCGTATATGAGGAAGACGCTTTCTCCTTCACCGACCAGAATGGCAGCAAGCAGGTGTCTTACACATGCAACCTTCCTCACACATCAAATCACATCGTCGCTGCATATCTGCGCATTACAAGGGCAGACGGAACAAGCGACTACGCTGTAATGCTCGAAGAGGACTGGCTGCGCCTGCAAGGGTTCTCGGAAGAGAATAACAAGTATTGGGATAAGGATAAAGGCCAGTGGGTAAAGAAGCCTAACGAGCTTTATGTATCGAATGGCGGTACAATCGACTCGGGCTTCCTCTGTGCAAAGCTCATCAAGCACGCCTTCAAGACATATCCGAAGGTACGCATCGGCAAGGCAGAGTTAGAGAGCCAACAGTCAGAAGAGGAACAGCAGGACATCGACGGCTTCTATAATGTTGATGGCGGTCAGCCTGAAACAACTCCAAAACAAGAAGCTACTCCCTACGGCAATCAGCCTGACACGTCTGCAGGTGTAACCGTTGACCCTGCACAGACTGGTGGTGAAGATGACGGAACATTCTAACCTATTAGCCCATTAGCCCCATGACTACAGATTTAGCTATCATACGCAAAGAGAACATTGATGTTATCGTGTCCTCTGCACCCACTGCCTACAATGAGAATACAGTTAGTCACGACCGTTGTATTGATGCTGGCAAGTCTCTTCTTGCAAGGATGCAGCAAGGAATGACTGACGAGCTTGACCAAGAGGCAGCGACATTCATTGAGAAAGCACGTAAGACAGTTGCCAAGATGAAGGACAAGCGTTCATCGCTCACCAAGCTCTTCGATGAGATACGCACTACATTCACCGGCATGGAGAATGATATTGACGGAACAAAAAGCGGCACAGTTCCATTCCTGATACAGCAAGAGCGAAACCGCTACGCTGCCAAGAAGCGCGAGGAAGAGCTGGCACGCCAACGCGAGGAAATGCGCAAGCAACAGAGAGCGCAGGCTGGAATTAAATACCGCTCCGACTGCGACGCCGACTATATGCGCCAACTCCATTCGCAACTCAACTTTTATATTGATGGCCTGCGCGGTCTGTTTGCGGACGTGACATTGGATAATTACGCACAGCGAAAGACCGATATCGAGAACTTCGACATCAACTTTCCCGAGGACTTCCTGCAAACCATTCGCTCTGCTGCTCCACTTCCTGCTGCCGGACTTGTATCTAATGAAGACTTGCAGAACATACGCACGGCAAGCCTCAACGCTATCATGCGTACTTTCCGCGATGAGTTCAAGCGTTCACTATCCGAAGAAAAATTCCACATCATCATGAACCTTTTGCCATCCAAGAAGCAGGAGCTGGAGCGTGCTGCAAAGGCAAGTGCGGAAGAGGCAGAGCGCATACGCAAGCAAATGAAGGAGCGTGAAGAGGAAGAGGCAAAACGTCTTGAACAGGATAGAATGGAGCGTGAACAAAAGCAACGCATGGAAGCTGACATGAAGGCCAAGCAGGAAGCGATGGGCGACCTCTTCGACCAGGCATCAGTCAGCACGCCAACGTATCTGCCCAAGACTTCTGTAAAGAAGAAGCTCGTTCCGCTCAATGTCGAGGCTTTCCCTGAAATCTTCTCTCTGTGGTGGATGAAAGAAGGTTGCAGTCTATCAGTTGACGAACTTACCAAGATGTTCAAGAAGCAGATAACCTTATGCGAGAAGTGCGCTAACAAAGATGGTGAGTTTATCCAATCCGAACATATCTATTACGAGGACGAAGTAAAGGCTAAATGATATGATAATCGTTCCATCATCCAACTACTACGAGCGTAGTGAGGTCAGCAACAGCGACCTCACTACGCTAAAAAACCTCCTGCATCCCGGACTTGCTTTCCGTGTTGATGAGGCTGCAAGGCAGGCAGCTTTCCGTTTCGGCTCTCTCGTTGATACGCTCATCACGGAGTCGGACAAGGCAAATCATTATACATACACCATTGCTGACGACCCTGTGCCATATACCGAAGCAGAATGGAGGCACGCGATGGAAATGCGTAGTGCATTGCTTGATGAGGCAAGCCGTGACCAGTTCCTGTTAAAGGTTCTCAGTACTGCATACACGCAGACGGCAATGGTAAACCCTGAACAGCCTTTCGAGTATTGTTCTTTCCCATTCACTCTGCCTGCACGCTGCAAGTGGGACTGGTGGCTGCATGAATGTAACTTCGGCGGCGACCTCAAAACGACATTTGCCAGCACGCAAAAGGAGTTTGAAGAAGCCCTCGACTTCTTCGATTGGGACAGGAGCCGTGCCTACTACATGGATATTGCGCGTTCCGACCGTGACTTCATCTATGCCATCAGCAAGAAGAATTGCAAGGTGTTCAAGCACTTCATCCGTCGCGGCGATGCTACATACAATCGTGGACGTGACAAGTATCAGGAACTGGCTTTCCAGTATTGGTGTCTTAACTTAGCTGAATAATAACAATTAAAAGAGAAATATAAATGTCTCTCAGGAAGAATGGCCGAGTGGTAAGGCAGCGCACCGCTAATGCGTAAGTCGCCAAAAGTGACTCACAGGTTCGAATCCTGTTTCTTCCGCAACAATAACACACTATGGATATTCTCTGCCGTGTAACTGCTAACGGACTTGTTCCGATGTATGACTCCGACTTCGACGAGAAGAAGCGTCTGAAGGAAGGCGAGACTGTCATGTGTACCATTCGCAAGCCTCGCAACTACGAGTTCCACAAGAAATTCTTTGCGCTTGTACGTCTCACCTTCGACAACCTCCCTGAGCGTCTTGTCCGTATGCTTGGCGTGCGAAATGAGGATGACATGCTCGACTGCTTCAAACTCGACCTCGGACTATTTACGCAGGTATGGCATGGTCGCAGACCTATTGCCAAGCTGGGCAGTATCAGCTTTGCTGCAATGGACGAAACGGAGTTCCAGAACTTCTACAATCGTTGCGTTGACATAGTACTGACAAAGTACCTACGCGGAACAACACGGCAAGAACTAATCGACGAAGTGGAAATGTTCAAATAATGACTATGACAGCGACAGTACAACATAATCTCCGCGTGCAGCCATATCCCTACCAGTTGGATGGTATAAGCTTCGGCTTACAGCGTCGCCGCATCTTCATAGGTGACGAGCCTGGCCTTGGAAAGACGCTCCAGTCTATAGGCATTATCGACACGGCTAACGCTTATCCATGTCTTGTTATCTGTCCTTCATCCCTCAAAATCAATTGGCAGCGAGAGTTCGAGCGTTTCACGGACAAGAAAGCCGTTGTCCTCGACAACAACACACGCACCACTTGGCCGTACCTCCTGCAAATAAAGATGCACCATGTCGCCATTGTCAATTATGAGTCACTTCGCAAGTTCTTTGTGTGGGACATTAAGGGCGGCAATCCCTTCCGTCTTAAAGACGTGGTATTCTGTCCTCAGATTAAGATGTTCAAGTCTATCATCATCGACGAGTCCCACCGCGTTAAAGACCCATCAGCACAGCAGACCATCTTCACCAAGGGCATTGCTACAGGTAAGGATTGGATTATCCTATTGTCCGGCACACCTGTAGTCAATCGTCCTGAAGACCTCGTTTCCCAGCTCTCCATCATGAACCGCCTAAATGACTTTGGCGGCAAGTCGCAGTTCCTTTCAATGTATGGGGAGTGTGAAAACTTGGAAGAGCTTTCCAGTCGTCTCTATTCTTCCTGCCTCATCCGTAGGGAGAAGGCAAAAGTCCTCACAGAACTTCCTGACAAGACACGCTGCGACCTCTACGTCGATATATCCAACCGCGAAGAGTACAACATGGCTGTTGAAAACCTTGCTGAGTATCTTCGCCAGTATAAGGAGTGTTCCGATGCTGAGATACGCCGCAAGATGCGCATGGAGGCTTTGGTGCAGTTTATGACGTTGCGCTCACTGGCCGCAATGGGGAAGGTGGCGCAAGCTATCGACTTTGCACGCAACTTCCTCGCATCAGGCAAGCAACTCATCATCTTCTGCTCCTATCATGACATCGTGGATGCGCTCTGCAATGCATTCCCTACGGCCGTCCGTGTTACAGGGCGTGACAGTATCACGGCAAAGCAAGCTGCCGTTGACAGTTTCCAAAATGGAAATAGCCAACTCATCATCTGCTCCATCAAGGCTGCAGGTGTCGGCCTGACGCTCACAGCCTCATCCAACGTGGCTTTTGTTGAGCTTGCATGGACGTATGCCGATTGTTGCCAATGCGAGGACAGGGCACACCGTATAGGCCAAAAGGACAACGTTACATGTTACTATTTGCTCGGTCGCGGAACAATCGACCACACTCTCTACAACATCATACACAGGAAGAAGTCAATTGCCAATCAGATAATGGCATCCGACGACGATATACCAACATCAGAAGCATACTTCAACGAACTGACAGAATCATTTTTGAAAGATTTAATGTAAACGTTCATGCTCTACACAACGCTTAACCTCTATAAACTGATGAAGGTATGAAAGAGAATTGGAAACCAGTGCCAGGTTACGAGGACTTCTACGAAGTCTCAGACTGCGGAAATGTCCGCTCTATTGCTGTCTATAGTGCGAAGTACCAACGCATCATACAGCGAAAGTCGCCGCGTATGCTACGACAAGAGACATCGCACGACGGCTACAAACGTGTAGTATTGTCACTCTACGGACAGCACAGACACTTCTCCGTGCATAGGCTTGTTGCATCTGCTTTCATCATAAATCCAAACAATCTTCCTGAAATTAACCACAAGGATGAGAACACTGCAAACAACCATGTCGGAAACCTCGAATGGTGTCTGCCATCTTACAACAGCAACTACGGCACACTGCCGCAACGTATTAGCAAGAGGCAGACAAACGCTCCCTACCACTCTAAACAAGTGGCTCAACTCTCTATGGATGGAAAGGTCATTGCGACCTTCCCATCCACTCGCGAGGCAGAACGTCAGGCAGGCATCAGTTCCGATTGCATCTGCCGTGTATGTAAAGGCCGCAGTTCACACGCTGGCGGTTATAAATGGAAATATGTAAATTAAAAACTAAATCGTTATGAAAAAAAATGAACTCGCTGACGCTCTCGCCAGCAAAACATCACTCACAAAGTCCCAAGCTCTTGAAGCTATCGACGGACTCATTGAAGCTGCCAAGGATGCTTTCGTCCGTGGCAACAACATCTATCTTCGTGGCTTTGGTACGTTTAAGTGTGTACGCCGTGCTGCAAAGACTGCACGCCTCATTAGCAAAGGAACTACAATCCGTATTCCTGAACGCATTGCTGTGAAGTTTATCCCTTGCAAGGAACTGAAAGAATTATTGAAATAAAGTATTAACATTTGATGACTATGTACCGACATAATTTACAGCAGATGCTTGCGCGACAAAACACCAAGTCGCGCAAGCATCCTGACGACGAAGAACACCGCATACAATGTGCTTGCGTCCGATGGTTCAACTATCAGTTCCCACAATTCTCTCACAATCTATTCGCCGTCCCAAATGGAGGCCGTCGAGACAAGGTCACTGGTGCAAAGATGAAGGCCGAAGGCGTGCGTGCAGGTGTTTCAGACCTCATATTGCTTAAAAGCAACCAACAGTATGGTGCCTTGCTCATTGAGATGAAGACGCGCCAGGGCCGTCAGTCAGAAGCACAACGGCAGTGGCAACGCCTCATCGTGCAGGACAATTACAAGTATGTCATTTGCCGTTCTCTCGACGACTTCATGCGAGAAGTAATGTCATATCTCCATACCACCGTGCACGATGCGTCAGCATCGGCTCCCATCCACTCACTTTGAATCCCATCATTCCCATCAAATTAAAACCATTATGTCCAGACAAAAAGCAACAAACTATTTCTCTCACGACAGCAACGCCAGGAACGACGAGAAGCTTATACGCTTGCGCATGAAACATGGAGCCGCAGGATATGGAGTTTACTTTATGATTCTTGAACGATTGAGGGAGGAAGCGGACTATATGAGTGTCAAAGATTATAACATAATAGCTTTTGACCTTCGTGTGGATGCCGCGCTTGTCAAGTCTGTGGTTGAGGACTTCGGGTTATTTGTCTTTACCGAAGGTGGTAAGTACTTCTATTCCGATAGTTTCAACAGACGTATGGGGGCGAAGGATGCGGTCGGTAAGGTTCGATCGGAAGCTGCATCGAAAGCAGCTCAAACCAGGTGGAAAAATGCCAGCACCATGCCCGAAGTATCTAAAGTTACTATAACTAAAGAGAAAGAAAATGTACCTGCCGCAAATGATGATGTCAACGACCTCTATCTTGAGAAATTCTTTAAGACCAACAATGAGCAGATAGATGCCCTGCTTATTAGCCTCAACCTTTCTCCTGGCGACAAAGATAAACTGCGAAAGGTGGCAGAAGAGGTCACCAACGAGTGGAAGATAAGCGAAGCATCTCATACCGGCTATCATGATTGGACAAGTCATCTCATCTCTACTATCCGCATCAAACTGCAAAAGAATAAGCCCGCTGCAGCAGAGAAGAAAGAAGAACAGGCCAAGAAAGCACGAGAAGAGTATGAACGCCAGCAAGCAGAACAATCGCGGAAACGGGATGAAATGTACCGCACATCAGTAAGCTATGAGGAAGCCAAGAAAACAGAGGAATACCGCCGTGCATTAGAAGGAAAATAGACACAACTATGCCAATCAAACCCGAAAACAAAAAGAGATACCCGGCCAACTGGAAACAAATTCGTGCCGACATCTTGAAGCGTGCCGGAAATCGTTGCGAGTTCTGCGGCATCCCGAACTACACCATCAGGGAGAATGGTTCAAAGGTTGTGCTCACAATCGCGCATCTTGACCACACTCCCGAAAACTGCGAGTATAGCAACCTGCGTGCGCTCTGTCAAAAGTGCCACAACAGTTACGACGCGCCTCATCGGGCAGAAACAAGAAGAAAAACAAAATTAACCATGACGGAAAACATCAAACTATTATACATCGACCTTTTTTGTGGTGCAGGAGGAACAAGCACTGGAGTAGAGAGGGCTACGTACATGGGAAAGAAGTGTGCCAAGGTAATTGCATGTGTCAATCACGATGCTAATGCGATAGCCTCCCATGCAGCCAACCATCCTGATGCCGTCCACTTCACGGAGGACATAAGGACGCTCGAACTGACCCCGATGGTTGAGCACTTGCATAGAATGAGGGCAAAATATCCAGATGCCCATGTGGTACTCTGGGCGAGCCTTGAATGTACGAACTTCAGCAAGGCCAAAGGTGGTATGCCGAGGGATGCAGACAGCCGTACACTTGCAGAGCACCTCTTCCGATATATCGAAGCCATCAAGCCAGATTATATCCAGATAGAGAACGTGGAAGAGTTCATGTGTTGGGGAGACCTTGACGAGAATGGCAAGCCCATCAGCCGGCACAAAGGCATATTATACTTAAAGTGGATAAAAGACGTATGCTCCTATGGGTATAATTACGACTGGAGATTGCTTAATGCAGCCGACTATGGGGCATACACAAGCCGTAAACGATTGTTCGGTCAGTTCGCAAAAAAAGGATTGCCAATTGTTTTTCCTGTTGCTACACATATCAAGGCGATTAAACATGGTGTACAGCAGGAGCTGTCAACTTTCTTTGAAGATGATATGAGACTACTGCCATGGAAGCCTGTTCGTGAAGTTCTTGACCTCAACGATGAAGGAGAAAGCATCTTCTGTCGAAAAAAAACGCTTTGTGAGGCAACACTTAACCGTATCTATGCAGGACTTATCAAGTTCGTTGCTGGAGGAAAAGATGCGTTTCTCGTTAAGTATAACAGCACGAATGGAAAGACAGGAAAGTACGTGGCTCCTGGTATTGACGAGCCTTGCCCTACGGTAGCATGTCAGAACCGCCTCGGTATGGCAAAGGTAAGATTTCTTTCAAAATATTATGGAGGTAAAGACCACAACGAGACATTAGAAGTACCTGCTGGAACTGTCACCACGAAAGACCATCACGCTTTTGTTTCTGTTCATTACGGCAATGGTTTCAACACGTCCGTTGATGTACCGGCACCGACGCTAACAACAAAAGACCGTCTCGGGCTTGTTACGAGTCATTTCCTCGATATGCAGTATGGAAATGGTACGCCATCGAGTGCTGAAGAACCGTCGCCAACCGTAACAACGAATCCCAAACAGTGCCTCGTTTCGACAAGGCAGTATCTTATGAACCCTCAGTTTTCAAGTGCTGGTGGCAGCATTGACGAGCCCTGCTTCACGCTGATAGCTCGTATGGACAAGATGCCTCCCTATCTTGTCAGCACAGAGGACGGTATTGCTATTGAGATATATGAGACTGATAGTCCCATGATTGTTAGTATAAAGGAGTTCATGGCACTGTATGGCATTTCGGACATCAAGATGCGTATGTTAAACGTGCAGGAACTTAAACGTATTCAGGGTTTCCCAGATGATTACGTCCTGATAGGTACACAGTCCGAGCAGAAGAAGTTCATCGGCAATGCTGTGGAGGTGAATATGAGCCGCGTTCTCTGTGAAGCACTTGTAGAACGACTCCAAAAGCAATGACAGATGAAGACACCAATCACATATTACGGTGGTAAGCAGCAGCTTGCCGATACCATTATCGGGATGATGCCACCACACAAGATATACTGTGAGCCTTTCTTTGGCGGCGGGGCTGTATTCTTCGCCAAAGGAGCGTCGTATCTTGAGGCTATAAACGACAAGAACAACCTTCTGATTACCTTCTATCAGCAATGCGTGAATAACTTTGAACTTCTGCAGAAGAAGATACAAACCACGTTACACTCCGAGTCAGATTACAATCGTGCTAAGAGAATCTACAACAGACCGAAGTATCGCTCCAAACTCGATGTCGCATGGGCGGTATGGGTAGTTACCAATATGTCCATCATGGCTACTCCGCGAGGTGGATGGAAACGCGACAACGGTACTGGTGGTTCTCATTGCGGCATTTCTATGGATGCGCACAGAAACAACTTTACCAATAAAGTGTATGAGCGACTTCGCTTTGTGCAGATTTCGTGCCGTGACGCTATAACTGTTATCAAGGAAAGAGATACCGAGGACACTTTCTTCTATCTCGACCCTCCGTATATCAACTGCGACCAAAAGCACTACAAGGGTTATTCAAAGAATGATTTCCAGCAGCTACTTCTGCTACTTACAACAATTAAAGGCAAGTTTATTCTCAGCAATTTCATGTCCGACTTGCTCCGTGAGTATATCGACAAAATGAAATGGCGCTACAGGGTTTTAGACAAGAAGTGCATGATACCTGCTTTGCGTTCAATGCAGAGAAGGAAACAGGAAGTCTTAGTTTACAATTACCAACCAGAACCAAACTTATTTGACCAATGAAAAAGATATTATTTAATGACCGCTACGGACTGACGGAGGCGGTGCTTGAAAAGAGAAAGACGATGACGCGGAGGGTGGAGCGTATAGACTTTTATCCAGGCAGTCGGGAAGAACAAATAGAGAAGTTCTGCAAGCGCAGTGCGACAGACGCAAAGTGGAGAAAAATGCGACATAATGGAAGAAGATATAACTAAAATCTTCCCAGAACTCAAAGAGAATGAAGATTTGGTACGAGATTATTTTTGCCTTTGAACTATGATTCCTTTTATTAGCAATTTATTTAATCTTCCTGTTACAAGGAAAGAAGTACTTGAGAGAGCAAAGAAAGTGCAAAAAACAGGAATATGTTATTCTATTATAGATGCATTTGAAGATTATGGTATTCCAAAACATTATTATTTAAGTGTTTATTTTCCTAAATTCGTAAAAAGAAATGCTTTAAATTTTGGAGCTGATAGACTACGTATTTATTGGTGGAAACCTGATGTTTGGGACACTGGGCGTATGGACTTTCTTGACTGGCTTATTGAAGAATACAAAGATGATAAAACTAATTTAAGAAAATTGTAATTATGAAAGAACTAACTATAGAAGAAAAAGCCGCACGCTATGATGAGGCTATTGAGAAATTTGACGTAATACTTAACTTAAATACTGTTAAGAAAAGCGGAACTATTTTTGCTGACGATGTTAGAAAAATCTTCCCCGAACTCAAAGAGAGTGGGGATGAGAGGATAAGAAAATGGCTTATAGAAATGGTTGAAGAAATGAGAAAAGCAAATCTAACTGCTGAATTTAATGGTGATTGTAGTGAGGCTATTGCTTGGCTTGAAAAACAATGTGAACCTTTTACCAAGAAAGATGTAGATGATGCTTATCTCAAAGGTGTATGTGATGCTAAAAGTGAACTTAAAAAGCAAGGTGAACAGAACCCTATTGTTATCATTCCAAAGTTTAGAGTTGGTGACACTATCCATGAGATAGGTGAGAATACTATATTTCCGATGGTTATTGAAGAAATAAAAAATGGAGAGTATGTTTGCGACGACAGTCGTTCATTTATAAACATAAAATTCCAAGATGACTACGAACTTGTAGAGCAGAAACCTGCTGATAAGGTTGAACAGAAGTTCAAGGTTGGTGATTATCTTGTGAATGATTACTGTAAAGGCAAAGTCATAGCACTAACAGATGATGCTTATCTGTTAGATACAGAACAAAGTATTCCACTCTCCTATGAACATAATGTTCATTTATGGACTATCCAAGATGCAAAGGATGGTGATGTGCTTTTTTGTAAGGGAAATATTAAAAATTCAAATGGAATTAAATATGAAAGAATATGTTTATTTAATAACCTTGACAAAGCTTTCTTTACATTGACAAAAACTTCTAATTACGTAGAATATTATGACATTGATGTAAATATTGATTATCCAGATAATACCGTTCCTGCAACAAAAGAACAAAAAGAAATTCTATTTATGGCAATGGCTAATGCAGGATATACCTTTGATTTTGAGAAGAAAGAGTTGAAAAAGATTGAGCAATCACCCATTGATGTTAGAACTACAGGCTATTGGCACGTTGAAGATGTAGAGCAGAAGTCTGTTTGGAGTGAAGAGGATGAAACTTATTTAGACCATGTTTTTACTGCGATTAAATTATATTATACTGATGATAAAGGCAAAGAAAATCCTTGGAGAGAAGAATTACTTAACTGGCTTAAATCTCTCAAAGACAGAGTTCAACAACAGAACAAATAAAATATTAAAACTCAAATATTATGATTGAAATATATAAATATAATCCAAGTTCTATTTGGTTTAAAGATGTTGTTAATGATGACACATTAAAAGGGAAAAAACGAGACATTGCCATAGAAAATGCAATCAAAGAGAACGGTGTGCAAATTTCAATTGTTGAATACCTAAAAGATTGGAACAGAAATGGCTGTGGTAAAGATTATTGCTATGTTTGTTATGGTGAGGCGGAAAATTCCATTGAAAGACTTGTAAACGCAGAAAGAAACTACGACGAATGTCTTGACTATTGGAATGTTAAAAACAACAGCCCAGAAGACTTAATAGAAAGTCGTACAAGTTGGGATGAAATGAAAAGTTATGCTGATGGCTTATACAGGTTTATAAGTTCTGTAATAAGTGATGTTGTTACAGGTAAAATAATTGTTTCTAAAAACACTTGGAAGCCAAGTAAAGAGCAGATAATCGCATTACGATGGGTTTTAAATAATGTACCATATAAAAAGCATAAAGAAGAAATAAGCGGATTACTTGACCAAATAAAAGATTTATAAGTTATGGGTAAAACAGACAAAGAAGTCTTAGAGTTATGCAAATCATGGTTTGAAGATATAATGGAGAGAAGTGACAGACTTACAAGTGGTAATGTTTCTCATGGTAGTAGGGCAATACATGGTGTTGCTAAAAACTACGCTGAATATGTTGGCGAGCATTTGAAGAACGCTTGGAAGCCGAGTGATGAGCAGATGCGTCCACTTGAATATGCTATTGACTATTTCAAAAAGAAAAAGAACGATATAACATATTTAGAATCACTCTATCAAGACTTAAAGAAATTAATGGAGGAACAGTTATGAAAAAAGTAATAAAATCTATAGCGGTTAATGTAGGGATTGGTGTACCTTGGTTTACCATCCTATATTTCAGTAATCCAACCCTTATGAATAGTCTTAATTATATGGAAATATTATCATTGGGCGTAGGTATTGCCATTTGTAAAGAATTAGTTTTTTATGGCTTAAAAGAATAAAGTTATGAAAGCAAACATCAGAAAATATGAAGGCGAAGGTGCCGAATTTTCAAACCAATGGATTATTGATACCTATGGCGTAGAGCCTGGTACAGAAGTTGATTTGGTAGAAACTAAACCTTTTGTTTCATCGTATTACAATACTCCAGAGTTACCGCATTACCTTTGCAAGCTGCCAAATGGCACGATGAAGGTAATCATAGCTACCGACCTTATTATTCAAGAACCGAAACTTGAAGATTGGCCGCAGGGTGTTCTTT